GGGCAGCCAGCATGAAAACCATCCCGGCACCGCCGCCGCAGGCTGATCCTCGCATGCGAGGATCAGCCTGTCAGGCACTGCCGAAGCAGCAACTCACGGGTAGGGCGCGGCATGAGCCTCCGGATCGTCACCGCCGACGAGCGGCTGCGCGAGGCGCAGGGCAAGACCACCATGGCGCTGTTCGGCCCGAGCGGCGCCGGCAAGACCACGCTCCTGAAGACGCTGCCGGCCGAGGAGACCGTCTGCCTCGACCTCGAGGCGGGGCTCAAATCGGTGCAGGACTGGCGCGGCGACAGCCTGCCGATCCGCCGCTTCGCCGACGCCGTGGACATCGCCTGCCTGATCGGCGGGGCGAACCCGGCGGCCCAGCCCGACGAGCATTTCTCGGAAGCGCACCATGCGCATCTGCGCGGGCTCTATCCCGAGCTCGCCCAGCGGCTCGACAGCAAGCGCATCGTCTTCGTCGACAGCATTACCGACCTGACGCGCCAGGCGATGGCCTGGGCCAGGACCCGGCCCGAGGCGATGTCGGAACGGACCGGCAAGCCGGACACGCGCGGCGCCTACGGGCTGCTCGCCCGCGAGGTGATCGGGCTCCTCAAGCACCTCCAGCACGCACCGGGCCGGACGGTGATCTTCGTCGGCATCCTCGAGCGGATCACCGACGACATGAACCGGACGATCTGGCAGCCGCAGATGGAGGGCGGCAAGGCCGCGCGCGAACTGCCCGGCATCGTCGACCAGGTGATGACGCTGGGCCTCTTCACCCCAGAGACCGGCCCGGACGGCGCGACCTCCTGGCGGCACGACCCCGACAAGGGCGCGGTGCGGCGGCTGGTCTGCCGTGCGGGCAACCCCTGGGGCCTGCCCGCGAAGGACCGCTCCGGGCGCCTCGACCTGACCGAGCCGGCCGATCTCGGCGCGCTCCTCTCCAAGATCAACCACGCACCGAAAGGATGAACGAGATGACCTTCGACATGAATGACGTGGCGCCGCAGCAGTCCGGCGACCTTATTCCCGACGGCACCTTCGCAAAGGTGACCATGTCCATCCGCAAGGGCGGTACGGACGGGGCGAGCGAGGTGGATCGCGGGCTCCTGAAGCCCTCGAACCAGCCCGGCAGCGACGTGCTGATGCTCGACGCCGAGTTCACGGTGGCCGAGGGGCCGCATGCCCGGCGCAAGTTCTGGCAGAACTTCACCGTGCAGGGCGGCAAGCTCGACGAACAGGGCCAGTCGATCGGCTGGAAGATCTCGAAATCGACCTTCCGCGCGATGATCGACAGCGCGCTGGGCCTGAACCCCGAGGACATGAGCGAGACGGCCAGGGCCGGGCGCGTGCTGCGCGGACTCGCCGATCTCGACGGCATCACCTTCGTGGCCAAGATCCAGATCGAGCCGAATCGCAACCCCGCCTACAAGGACGCCAACAAGCTCGACCATGTCGTGCTGCCCACCGCGCCCGAATGGCAGAAGGTGATGGCGGGCGAGACGGTGCCGGCCCAGCCGTCGCAGCGGACACGGCCGGCCGTGGCCGTGGCGCAGCCCGCGGCTCCGGCCTGGGGTCGGCCGCAGCCCGCCGCCGCGCCGGCCGCGCCCACCTGGGCGGCAGCCTCCGCCCAGCCCGCCGCGGAGCCCGCGGCCGCGCAGAAGACGCCGGGCGGTCCGGCCTGGCTGAACCCGTGAGCCCGGACGCATGGCAGGCGCATGTCACCACCGAGGCCGCCCTCGCGATGGGGCGCTGGCTCGAGGCGCGGGGGCGGCTCGACCGCCCCATCGCCAGCCTGACGCGGCACGATCTGGAATGCATGGCGGCAAACGCAATCGGCCGGTTCGTGGTGCTGGCCTCCGAGCGCCGCACCGTCGCGCCGGACGCGGAGGAGCGCGACGCGCTCGACCTGCTCCTCATGGGCTGACCCGCGCCGAACTCGGCCGCCGCGTGCCCTGCGCGCTCTGCGGCCGGGAGGCCCGGGGCTTCGGCTACTGCCACGGCCTGCGCTGGGATCGCCATCACCACCACCGCTTCTGCTCGATGGCCTGCCTCACGGCGGGCTCGGCCAACGCCAGGAGGAACCACGGCATGATCGACAAGACCGACATGGAAACCCGAGCGATCCGCGAGGCCCGCGTGGAGCTGGCCCGCTGCCTGACCGAGCTGGGCCTGATGGAGCCCTTCCTGCACCGCCCGGCCGAGGACATCGACCGCATCATCGAGGCCTGCATCGACGGTTTCCAGGCCTCGATGCAGCGCCAGTCCGATGCCGGCGACTGCCCATTTTGATTACGGAGAATTGCCGATGAGCATGGGAGAAATCTGGCGCGACGTTCCCAGCGTCCCCGGCATCCTCGTGAGCAGCGAGGGTCGCGTCATGGTCACGCCCTACCGCTACCCGATGCCAGGCGGTGGCATGCGGCCCAATGGCGGTCAGCCGTACTTCGGCGTCTGGAACAAGACCGATGGCCGGTTCTGCGTGCCGGTGAAGCGCAAGACCTACAAGGTGCACAGGCTCGTCGCGGAGGCCTTCCATGGCCCGCCGCCTTTCGATGGCGCCGTCGTGATGCATCTCGACGAAAACGCGGCGAACAACCGGCCCGACAACCTGAAATGGGGGACGCAGAAGGAGAACCTCAACGCTCCCGGCTTCGTCGAATACTGCAAGAGCCGGACGGGGGAGCATAGCCCCTGGACCAAGGGCCAGAAGAAGAAGGCCCTCCATCCATGATCGACCTCAACCACCATTCGGGCTTCGTCTACGGCCGTGCCGCCGACGCACCGCCGCCGCTCGGGGCCCTGATCAACAGCCGCATCGACGCGGCGCTCGTCGCCGAGCGCGCCGACCAGAGGCCGCGCGACTATCTCGGCGCCAGCCGGATCGGCGAACCCTGCGCACGCCGCCTCGTCTACGAGGTGACGCGCACGCCGCCCGATCCCGGCAGGGAGATCGGGGGGCGCGCCCTGCGCATCTTCGCCGCGGGCCATGTCTTCGAGGATCTCGCCATCCGCTGGCTGCGCCGGGCCGGGTTCGACCTGCGCACGCAGGCCCGCGACGGCGGCCAGTTCGGCTTCGAGACCGCGGGCGGTCGGATCCGCGGCCACGTCGACGGCGTCATCGTCGGCGGTCCGGAGTTGGGCCTCGCCTGGCCGGTGCTCTGGGAGCACAAGGCGCTCAAGGCCTCCTCCTGGTCCGAGACCGTGAAGAAGGGCGTCCGGCTCTCCAAGCCCGTCTATTACGGCCAGCTTCAGCTCTACATGGCCTACATGGGCCTCGGGCAGGCCCTGTTCACGGCGCTGAACAAGGACAACTGCGAACTCTACCACGAGCAGGTCCCCTTCGATGCGTCCGAGGCGCAGGCGCTGTCGGACAAGGCGGTCGCCGTGCTGCGCGCAGCGGATGCGGGCGAGTTGCTGCCGCGGATTGCAACGAACCCCGACTTCTATCTCTGCCGGTTCTGCCCGTTCTCGGCGCGTTGCTGGGAGGACCGGGCATGACCGTCACACTTTCCGAGATGCAGAGCCGTGCGATCGCGGCTATCCGCGACTGGTACGAGAACCGCCGCCACGAGCAGCAGGTGTTCCGGGTGTTCGGCTATGCCGGCACCGGCAAGACCACGACCACCGCGCAGGCGATCGAAGCGCTGGGGCTGGCGCCGATGACCCCCGGCGCGCCGGGCGGCGTGCTCTTCGCCGCCTTCACCGGCAAGGCCGCGCTCGTCATGACGCGCAAGGGCACGCCGGCGCAGACGATCCACAGCCTGATCTACCGGGTCTCCGAGGCGACGCCCGAAGAGATCGAGCGGGTGACCGAGGATCTGGCGACACTCCGCCGCGACCTGCCGCGCGTGGGGCCGGCCGAGCGGGACTTCGCCATGACGCGGATCGCCCAGCTCGAGATGCGGCTCGAGGACATCCACCAGCCGAAGTTCCTGATCAACGAGCAGTCGATCCTGCGGGATGCCGACCTCCTCGTCCTCGACGAGGTGTCGATGGTGGGCGAGGATCTGGCCCGCGATCTCCTGGCTTTCGGCAAGCCCATCCTGGTGCTCGGCGATCCGGGCCAGCTGCCGCCGGTGAAGGGCACGGGCTTCTTTACCGAGGCCGCGCCCGACGTGATGCTGACCGAGGTGCACCGGCAGGCACGCGACAGCGCCATCCTGCGGCTCGCCACCATGGCGCGCGAGGGGTTGCCGATTCCGCCCGGCGCGCATGACGACCATGTCTGGAAGATGTCGCGCCACGAAGTGAGCGCCGCGCAGATGCTCCGCGGCGGCCAGGTCATCTGCGGCACCAACGCCACCCGGCGCTGGCTCAACACCGCCATGAAGCGCGCGGCCGGGTTCGAGGCAGACTATCCGACCGGCAGCGGCGAAAAGATCATCTGCCTCAAGAACCGCCACGATCTCGGGCTGATCAACGGCATGTTCCTGACGCTCAGCGACGTGCGCCAGAACCCGGACGATCCGTTCGCGTTCAGCGCCATGGTCGAGACCGAGGACGGCACCGGCATTGCCGGGCGGCAGAGCTTCTGGCGCGGCGAGTATGCCGATCACGTCGTCTACGACCCCGAGCGCGGGCGCCGCGAATGGCAGATGCGGCGCGGGCTCATCGAGACCAGCTGGGGCTATGCGATCACCGTTCACAAGGCACAGGGCTCCGCCTGGAGCAACGTGATCGTCTACGACGACGGCTTCGGGCGCACGGCCACCGACCGAAACCGCTGGCTCTACACGGCGATCACGCGAGCCGAGAAAGGGCTGGTGATCCTTGCTTGACCTCAACGACGTTCGCCCGCCTTCCGCCGAGGCGCCTCGCTACGATCTCGACCTGATCGTCCAGCGCCTGCGCGAGACCGCCGAGCACTGGGTGCCCGATCTCTTTCCCCGCGGCCGCCGCTCTGGCGACGAGTGGCGGCTGGCCAACATCCGGGGCGACGCGCCCCGGCACACGGGCTCCTGCGTCATCGCGCTGCGCGGGCCGCACGCAGGCGACTGGATCGACTTCGACGGCAACCACGGCGGTGGGCCCATCAGTGCCATCGAGGAGGCCAGCGGGCTCGACGGTCGTGCGCTGATCGCCCGGGCCGCGGAGATCGCCGGTGTCGCTCCGGGCGCGCCGACGCGCCGCGCCCCCGCCACGCCACCCGCCCCGAAGCGGGATGCCGCCCGCGAGATCGCGCATGTGCTCGCTGCGGCGATGCCGCTCGCCGGCACGCAAGCGGCCGCGTATCTCGCCGGCCGGGGCCTCGCCGTACCGGCGGACGCCGACCTGCTGTTCCATCCCGACCTGACGCATTGGGAGACGAAGACCGGCCATCCGGCCCTCGTTGGCCAGGTGCGCGACCGCAACGGCGACGTCATCGGGCTGCATCGGACCTGGCTTGCCACGGACCCGGACGGCAGCACGCGGAAGGCGCCGCTCGACAAGGCGAAGAAGATGCTCGGACGCGTGGCGGGCGGCGCCGTCCGGCTCGCGCCCCTCGGCGACGGCGACCGCCTGGCGCTGTCGGAGGGTATCGAGACCGGGCTCGCGGCCATGACCGCCTGTCCCGATCTGGCGGTCTGGGCCACGCTCTCGACTTCGGGCCTCGAACAGGTCGAGCTGCCGCCTTCGGCCCGACAGATCCTCATCCTCGCGGACAACGACGCCTCGGGGGCGGGCCAGCGCGCCGCCGATGCCGCCGCGCGGCGGCTGCGGGCGCAGGGGCGCGAAGTCGCCATCGCCCTGCCGCCCGAGGAAGGCCAGGACTTCAACGACCTCCTGCTGAGCGCGGGGCCCGAGGCGGTCGCACGGGTGATCGCCGCGGCCGAGCGCGTCGTCGAGGCCGAGACGTTGCTGCAGATCGGCCAGCACCGGCCGCTGAACTGGCAGGGCTCGGGCGACAGGATCCCGACGCTGCGCGCCGACGAGGGCGATCTGGCGCGCGCAAACGAGCAGGTCTGGAGCCTCGTCATGGCCTCGAACCGCTGCCCGTGGCTCTTCCGCTTCGCCGGACAGCCGACATGGGTGGTGCCGGACGACGAGGGCCGCCCGGTCGCCGTGGCGCTGAACGAGGAGAAGCTGCGCCACATGCTGGCCCGGCTCGCCCGCTGGGTGCGCGTCAACGCCAAGGGCGAGCAGATCCCCGCCCCGCCGCCCCTCGCCGTCGTCAAATCCGTGCTCGCGACGCCGGATCCGGCGCTGCCCGTGCTGACCGGCATCGTGAACACGCCGGTCTTCGGCCGCGGCGGCACGCTGATCACCACGCCGGGCTACCACCCGGACGCCCGGCTTCTCTACGCGCCTGCGCCCGGCTTCACCGTGCCGGACATCCCCGCGCGGCCGTCCCCGGCCGAGGTGGCCGCAGCGCGCAGGCTCATCTGCGAGGATCTGCTGGGGGACTTCCCCTTCACCACCGAGGCCGAGCGCGCCCATGTGGTGGCGCTCCTGCTGCTCGGCTTCCTGCGCGGCATGATCGACGGGCCGACGCCGCTGCATCTGATCGAGAAGCCCAGCCCCGGCACCGGCGCCACGCTGATGGTGGATGCGGTCGCGACCATCCTCACCGGCACCGGCGCCAGTGTCATGACCGAGGGGCGCGACGACGAGGAATGGCGCAAGCGGGTGACCGCCAAGCTGCGCCAGATCCCCGCCATCGTGCTGATCGACAACCTCCGCGCCAAGCTCGACAGCTCGGCCGTCGCCGCGGCGTTGACCGCGCCCTTCTGGGAGGACCGGATCCTCGGCCAGTCCGAGATGGCGCGGCTGCCGATCCGCTGCCTCTGGATCGCCACCGGCAACAACCCCGAGTTCTCCAACGAGATGGCCCGGCGGCTCGTGCGCATCCGGCTCGATGCCCACACCGAACGCCCGTGGCAGCGCGGCGACTTCCGCCACCCCGACCTCATGACATGGGTCCGCGCCAACCGGCCCCGGCTGGTCGCCGCCTGCCTGACCCTCTGTCAGGCCTGGATCGCCGCCGGCCGACCGCGCGGATCACGGAGCATCGGGTCCTTCGAGAACTGGGCGCACGTGGTCGGCGGCGTGCTGGAGGTCGCCGGCATCCCCGGCTTCCTCGGCAATCTCGAGGAGATGATGGAGGCCTCGGACAGCGAGGGCGCCGCCTGGAGCAGCTTCGTCGCCGCCTGGTGGGACCGCTTCGGCACCGCCGAGGTCACGGCCGCCGAGCTCTACGACATCGCGATCTTCTGCGATCCGGCCCCGCCGATGAGCGGTGCCAACGAGCAGGCCCGCAAGACCAGCTTCGGGATGTCGATCGGGCGCATGCGGGACCGCGTGTTCCGGATCGCCGATCTGAGCGTCCGTCTGGTGAAGGCGGGCACCTACCGGCGCGCCGTGAAGTGGCAGCTGAAGGTCTCCGATGACGCGCGAGCGGCCAGGACGCCCTCCCGCAGCGCCGATACGTGTGAGCCTCTGCCCGGTCGTGTGAGCCTCGAGAATGGAGGCTCACACGCCCAAGCCAATGATACAAAGCAGAAATGTGAGCCTTGTGAGCCTTGTGAGCCTTTTTCAACCCTTACGCATGCGTGCACGCGCGCGCGCGACAGAAAAGGCCGGAAAAGGCTCACAAGGCTCACAAAGCCAAGCAAGTTCAGACGCTTGCGGGTGTGAGCCTCGGTGTGAGCCTCGCGAGGCAGGCTCACAGGCCCCCGAGATGCCCGACTGGCTGCGGGAGGTGCTCGGATGACGCGTTCGCCCGCCACCGGTCCGCCGCGCAGCCCGCACACCCCGATCCGACGACGGCGGCCCCGTACCGCCAAGCACCAGACCGCCGTCGTCTTCCACCCGAGCAGCCCACCCTGAGAGGAGACCACCCATGGCTGACCCGACTCTGATCCCGAATTGCGACGGCGCAAGGCTTGAATCGCTGCCGCTCGACACCCCCCGCAACCGCGTCGAGCAGACTTACGCGGCCCCACAGGGGCCACGGTTCTGCACCACCCTCGCGCTCGACCTCGGCACAGCGACCGGCTGGACGCAACGAAGCCCCCAAGCGCAGGCGGAAAGTATTGAATGGCGGTCGATCCCCGATTGGTCGGCATACGAGGCTTCATCCGATGGGCGTATCCGTAGGGTTCGCCCGTCCGCCGGCGCGGTGCCGGGCCGCGTACTTCGCCCCCTGCTCAACAAAAGAACCGGATACGTCTCGGTCTGCCTTTGCGAGCACGCTCGTTCGAAGCGCGTCGATGTTCATCGGCTCGTCGCGCTCGCCTTTCACGGCCGCCCGCCCTCCGCGCGCCATCTCGTCGCGCACAACGACGGCAACCGGGTCAACAACAAATCCACCAATCTGCGGTGGGCGACGCAGGCCGAGAACGTGGGTGACTGCCGCGTGCATGGCACCGCACTGATCGGGGCGAAAAACCCGTCGACCTGCATCACTGAAATCGACGTCCGCGCAATTCGGCGGATGAAGGCCGCGGGGATCCCACGGTCCGTGGTTGCGGCCGGCTACGGGCTGCACAAGCGGTCTGTCTTCAGGATACTCGCCAAGTCCAACTGGGGGCACGTGCAATGAGCATCCTCGCGTTGGACCTGGGAACCCGTACCGGGTGGGCGCTTGTCGACCACAAAGGGGGCGTCACAAGCGGCACCGTGGAGTTCAGGCAAGACCGGTGGCATGGCGGCGGCATGCGCTTTCTGCGCTTCCGGGCCTGGCTGGACGAAATCCATCGACTTTCTGGCGGTTTCGAACAGCTGATCTACGAGCAGGTTCGTCGGCATGCCGGAACGGACGCCTCCCACCTTTATGGCGGCTGGCTCGCAATTCTTGAAGTCTGGTGCGAGCAGAACTCGATTGCATACCAAGGCGTGCCGGTCGGCACGATCAAGCGCCACGCCACCGGCAAGGGCAATGCGCCGAAGGAGGCGATGATCGCCGCCGCGCGGGCCCGCGGGTTCTCGCCCGCCGACGACAACGAGGCCGACGCCATCGCGCTGCTGCTCTGGGCAATCGAGACGAACGGGGGTCTGGCATGACCCGCCCCGCCATCCTCGACCACGCCGCGCAGGTGCTCGAAAGCCGCGCCGAGACCTACGGGCCCGCCGACGCCGCGCTGCAGGCCATCGCCGCGCGCTGGTCGCTGACCCTCGGCTGCCCGGTGACGCCGGCGCAGGTGGTGCTCTGCATGATCGACCTGAAGCTCGTCCGCCTGATCCACGGCCCCGCCCACCGCGACAGCCTGATCGACGTCATCGGCTATGCGGCGCTGCTGCCCGAGGCGCAGCGATGAAGGCGATGCGCTGGCACCCGAAGGGCTACGGCGGCGCCCGTCGCGACCCCGAGCAGGTCCGGCGCGAGGGCTGGCACGAGCAGCGGCTCCTCGCCGTCGCGCTCGACGATCCGCGGCTCACCTGGCCCGAGCGCGAGCTGGTCCGGCAGCTGGGCGAGCGGCTCTACGGTCGGCTGCCGCAGTCCGGGGAGGCGGGGGATGGCTGACTGGACCATGGCGCGGGTGCAGGATCGGCTGGAACTGGCGGCCGAGGTGTTCCGGGCGCTGCCCGCCGTCCGGCCGCAGGGTTTCTTCAGCACCTGGCCGGAATACCGTCACGGCTTCGGCGATCTGGCGGGCCAGGAGCCGCGCCTGCGCCGGCCGCTGCCCTCGCCGCGGATGATCACCGAAGCCGAGGAAGCCGCGCTCTGGCTGCGTTGGGTGGAGCCCGAGATCGCGCGCCTGCTCTGGTCGCGCGCCGAGCGTCGGCCCTGGAAGGCGATCGCGCATGGCCACGGGATCAGCCGGGCCGAGGCGGTGCGGCGCCACGACTACGGTCTCGCCTGCATCGTCTGGCGGCTGAACGGGCGCACGGTGCCGACCAGGCGCGCGCGGCGCTTCGTGGTCGAGAACGCCGACCGGCTGTCAAGGAAAATCGTCCTGTGAGCGCATTTTCCGCGAGACACCGGAGCGGGTTCACGCAGGCCCCATCGGGCGCTAACTTCGGGCTATCCTCGGGGTCGTGCGCGCAGAGGACAGGCGCGTCCGTGGGGTGGATGCCGAGGTGGCTTCCGGGGTCCAGCCGGGAAGCCGGCCGGGGTCCGGCGCGGGGCCGCTGGCGGGTTCGCGTGCGGGGCATCCGCCCTCCGGTTGCCTCGGGAAAACCTGCGTCGAACCCGGTTCGGAGACGGTTTTTCGGGGGCAAGCGGTCGGCGGTTGGCCGGAACAACGCTCTCCGGACCCTACCAAGCCTTTGATTCTACGGTTCCTTTCCGTTCACCGGCGTATGCTGGGGGGCGCGGCCCGGAACTTCGCCAGCGCCAGGGCGATTTTTTTGGGAAGCCACCCCGCGCGGAGTCCAACTCCGGATCGCCTGAAATAGACGCAAAATCAAAGACCTGTCCGGACCCCACGGGTGGACTCCCGGTGGACCCCGGAATCCACCCCGGAAGCCAACACCGGAACCCACCTGCGGAGTCCAGCCGGGCCCGCCCCCGGAAGCCACCGCGCACCCCCTGTGGGTGCGCGCCAACCCATCGAGCAGGACTGCCCATGACTCTCGCCTTCGCCCCCGAGCGGATCGAGCACTGGCCGCTGTCGCGCCTCCAGCCCTACGCGAAGAACGCGAAGGCGCATGGCGCGGACCAAGTCGCCAAGATCGCCGCCAGCATGGCCGAGTTCGGCTGGACCGTGCCCTGC